ACCACAGGGTTATCCCTGCGTGATATTCACCCACTTCAAACCACCCTGCATCAACAACGGCTCCGGGTGCGACATAGCTATTTACTACCGACGCCACCCCGCTTAAACGAGGTGTGCGGAATGATTTCACAATTGCTTCGTACCATGTGAGGTACTTATCTCTATTCAGTGTCTGGCTCTGGTTGTCCGCGTCGACGATAAATACACCGGCTTGATATTCGATCTGGTCTCTTAGATTAGTCCCTGCTTGAGGGTTGTGCTTTGGTGTACCCGGCGCGATTAAAATGGCTGGGAAGTTCGCTGATTGGAAGTTGCGTGTGGAAGGCACCTTCTGAATAATGATTGATGCATCGGCGATCCCGGTCAGCGTCAATCCTTCGATCTGCGTCTTCACTGTTGTCAGGATAGTTTCCAGAATGGCTGTCATTTCTCTCTCCTGCAAATGCAACGCCAGTGAGTGCGTAGTCTGGTGCGTGCAATAGACATCACCGTCCAGACCACGCTGCTTGCATCGGTGATCGTGTCCCCGGTTTCGATTTCAGCCCCGGCCAATAACACGTTGGGGATATTCCACACAATGCCTTCGGCTGCTGATGTAACCAATCCTCGTGCGATGTCGTCCCGTGAGATGTCTCGCATCCACGCGTGCGAAACCGTTACTGTAGCGATGGTGTCGTTGTTGACCCCTCGGCGAGTCGTCAGTGTCACCGCTTCCGTGCCGGGCATCTTCAGGTACAGTCGGTCCAGACCTTGCGTCGTTACCATCAGATCACAATCCTTTTGTAACGAGACAGTGAGCCTTTGACCGAATCCAGCATCTTAGATTGATCTTCCGCTCCTGCGATGGTGTAGGAGTAGTCTTCGATAGACTCGGACTCCAGCGGTCCCTGTAGGCTGCGTGATTGCAGCATGGACGCGACAAGCTTAGTCGCTGCGAACTGGATATCAGCGGGCACAGTGGCCCACCCAGCGACATACACGACCTTGATATTCCCCAACCCCAAACCGGGAGCACTGGCTATCTGCCCGCGTAACCACGAATAAGGCCGGGGCCATACATTACCGATCCGATAGAGAATGCCGCTTTTGCTCACTTCTGTTGCCGTGGCGTCGTCCTTGCGGAGCACATAATCCGTTCCCTCAACCAACAGCGAAGCAGCGGGGAAAGCGTCCGTGCCATCCCCGAAGTAACCGTCTGAGTCCTCACTGACTGAGGTGATTGACTGCACCGGGGTTTGGTTGAGTACAATCACCTGGTTGCCGCTGCCGCTGTAGTATTCGGTATATGTGGCCTGCTCAATTTCCCGCTGGAGGTAACCCTTAATCATTTCATCGGCTTGTGGAATCAACACAGCCAACACATCATCGAGTGAGGTATCACTGACGCCCATAAGTGTTTTGATTGTGGCTGCGGTGGTTAATGCCATAATGCCATGTCTTAATCCATGTAAGTAAAAAGCCCCAGACGGGAATGGAACCGCCTGAGGCAATCGTCTGGCGACGAACGGAGATTACTCGCGAGCAAGGAACGCCTCAGCGTAGTTGTAGGCCAGATTGACGTGATGGGATGGCTGAAAGCCCTGCCGCTGATTCACGCACATCTGGGTAAAGATTCGTTCTGCAAGAGCCTTGACTTCAGGGCTCACCTTTTTAGGGGCTTCAGGAGCCTTGTCGTCTTTCGGGGTGGCGTCGGTCTTTGCGGCTTCAGGAGCCTTGTCGTCTTTCGGGGCCATATCAGATTACCTGCTTGGATTGAGTTGAGTGGATGGATTAGCTTACGCGATTGCTTGAGGTGGTGTTGCTCCTGCGTAGCTTGGCTCGCACATGATGTAGAGAGCTGCGCCAAGCATGGCGTTACTGCCCACATCCGCAACGTTGAAGGACACGAAGCTGAACCCGTCTGTCAGGTCGGCGGCTCGCACTTCAACGGAAAACAGTGCTTGGTTCTCAGCCCCCGCTACCGGGTCTGAGTCATACGTGGCAGCAGCAGTCTGTTCGACCAGTGTGAAGTCTTCGATAGCACTGACCGCCGTTGCTCCGATCTTGTGACTGATGCGAGTAAACAGCAGATCGGCAGATGTCCCACCCGCGGCAGCAGTGTGCTGTTGTGCGGAAATAACAGGATCATCTCCCGCTGTACCGATGGCGGTCAAGAGCACGAACACGCATCGCTCGTAATCCTTCATGCTCACCCGATCGCCTGAGTTCACTCCGGTCTGCAGGTCCACCGGAATGATCGCCGGGATGATGTTGTGGTTTTCTAAAAACTCTAAATTCAACATGATTCTAAGCTCCAAATATGGAAATCTGTTTGATTTATTCGCGACGATTACTGACCGTTGCGGGTTTCGATCGTCACGAAGCTGGATTGAGTAGCGGTCCCCTTGTAAGGAGTTGTGGGGTTTTCATCCCATGTCTGACCATCTACCCGCATGATGAATCGCAGGGCCAGCTGGTCTGTCAAGAACTCAACGTGCATCGACTCAGCCTGCTCGATTCCCCCTTTACTGATAGTGAGGTAATCATTCAGGTCGGCAAGGATGATGTCGCCTTCCGTTCCCAGAGTTGAGTTGAACTCAGTCGGAACAACAGGCCGTCCCATCAGGGTTGAGTAAGGTGCACCGCTCAGGCCGGTAGGTGGCATGTAAACCAGCGCACCGCCAGCGGTTGATACACCCAGATTCAGAGCGTGCAACTGTGGCTCTGTGTCCTGGTTGATGAACCACACCGCGTTCTGTCGAGATGAAGCACGCAAACGAGCCCACATATTGAGGATGTTCTCCGCAACAATCGTGGTGGTTGCTTGGCTGGCTTCTTCAGCGATGGTTACGCGGGCGCCGGAACTCATGATTCCTTTCGGTTTTCCGACTCCGTTACCATTGAAGATCGAATCACCCAACATGAACTCCATTTCCTGCGTCACTTTCTTGTTGACGTAGGCTTCAAGAGCCATACCGTTGTCGTTGATCAGCTCTTCAGTCAGGTAAACCAACACGGCAAGCTTGTGCAGGTTCAGGGTCGTTTTGCCGAGTTTCGGCTTGGAGCCTGTCAATGGGTCACCTTCGTCGATCCAGTAAGCCCGCAGGCCACCAGAACGAGAACCAGTCACCCGGCTTTCTTCGGCGTCTTTCGGGAACGTCATATTGCTCCCAGAAACCTGATAGTTATCAGTTCGGCTGAAGATGTCGTTTGAGTAAACGCGAGTCAGGATCTCGGTTGAGAATTCCGGCAAGATCGCAATCCCACCATCAGCACCGATCACACCACTCATACCTTGGATGGCTTTACACATCCCCCAGGATTTCAGGGTTTTCGCCTTCAATTCCTCTTTACTCTTGAATCCCGTGCGAACAAAGTCACCAAAGGATTTGAATTCCGAATAGGGCTTGTAGCCAGTCGGCATGGTCCGCAAGCTTTTGCGCTTTGCGTTGCTCAAATTGACCGTGCCCCGCTCGGGAGTGCTGTCCCAATAGGATGTGAGTCGCCCCTGTTCGTCGGTCCGATGAAGCCCTGACGTATCAGGGCCATTCAGCTTGTCGACCGACTTGGTAAGACCTTCGATCTTGGTTGTCAGGGTTTTGAATTTGTCTTCGGTTGCAGTGGCCATTTTTATGCCTCTCGAATATAAAAAGTGTGGAGTGTATTTCGGTTATTGAAAGCCCTGTCAGACAGGGAGTACTTGAGACAGCTTGTCCATAAGTCCGTCGACCTGAGCAGCCAGAGCGTTGTATTGCTCGGTGGTCACGTCGCCCTTGAAATTGCGGGCTTCGTTCTCTAGTCGCTGAGCAGTCTTGAACCATCCTGCAATCTTTTTCCTCTGGACTGGTGTCAGATTCTTGGCCAGTGCGAACGACTTGAATTCCGACCGCAGGCCAGCCAGCAGGTACTTGCTCTTCCCGCGATTCAGCAGGGAGTGCAGGCTTTTCATCGTCGCATCTGCTGTTTCTTCGGCTTCGGCTTCGTCCATTTTGGATAGTGCGTCCTGCTCGCTGTAGCTTTTCGCGTGGCAGCCGTCGATGTTCTTTTGCATGTCATCGACCTGAGCAACCAATTCTTCAACAAGCTGTTTGACATCTGGATTTTCCAGAGGACCGGCAGCAGCTTCCAGTTCCGACTTGATCGTCTTAAGGGCTGCATAGGCAGACCGCAGAACTTTTGCTCCCATCGGTACAGTAATGTCGTCTTCTTCCATCTCGTCCATTGCGACGACTTCCTCAGAAGGTTCTGTTTCGTCGACAGGTGGCTCTGTTTTTGTGGTGTCCGTGGTTTCGTCGGCAGGGTCCGTTTTGGTCGTTTCTTCGTCGGTTGTGGTGGTTTCTTCAGCCACGGCTTTCTCCTTTGGGAGTGTGATCCCCTTAAAAAACTCGGTCGGCTTAGGAGCCACCGCTGTTAATGACTTCAGTAATGTGGGAGCAATGCGGCTCCCTTCGATGGTTCCGCGTTCCAGCATCTTGGCCACGGCATCGGGATTGCAGCCGATTGCGGTCCATGACCATTCGACCAGATCCCATTCCTCCATGATGATGCCGACTTCGCCCGACTCTGATTT